TCACGCCGGCTGCACTTCCTACGACGATGCCATTCACAACCACTCCCGAGCCATCCATTCGCTCTCGCCAGCTCGTGATTCCTCTTCACTTCTGGTTCGCGGAGAACCCGGGTATGGCTCTGCCGCTGGTGTCGATGCAGAACTCGGAGACGTACATCAATGTAACGCTGCGTCCTCTGAATGAGCTGTATACCGTGGTTGACGTGGTTCCTGATAGTCCGACCTATGGACAGCGTATTCAGCCCACGGGTTCGTATCCCATTGGACTGTTTTTGACTCCGCCGACCACAGCAGGTATCGCGTCCTCCGCGTCGGTCACCACCTTTTTTGCGAATCCGTATCTGGAAGGCAACTTCATCTACCTGACCGACATGGAGATGAACCAGCTTGCCACTGCCGACCAGACGTTCCTTCTCAAGCAAGTGACCCACGTTATTAAGGAGGGTCAGTATGGTGCGAACACGGAGCTGGAGATTCCCATGTTCAACATGGTGACACGCATCGTCTTCACTGCTCAGCGGTCAGACCGGATGACGACAAACGACTGGGACAATTACACCAATTGGTCCAGTTCGAACCGCGCCCCTTTCTCGCCTATATCCGGAAGCCAAGGCGATCTGCTGTATTCGTCTGGACAGTATCAAGTGTCCTCGGTATCTCCGCGTGATGCCATTGTCGATGGCCAGCTTCTGTTTGATGGCAATGAACGGTTCAAGACGAAACCAAAGGCCTATTTCTCGCTTCTCCAGCAATACAAGCATACGACGGGTGAGCAACCGTCTACGCTCCCCGGTGTGTACATGTATTCGTTTGCCCTCAACAATGACCAGTATCAGCCCAGTGGTGCAGTGAACGGCTCCAAGATTAACAAGGTTGTGCTTCGCGTTTCTCTCCAGCAACCCTTGCCCGTCAGCGTGGTGTCTGCGGCACAGGGCGTAGTCTGTATTCTGAAATCGACCGCACTGAGTCAGAACCCGGTGATCATTCCGCCAGGCGATCTTCTTCCGCAGGCTGATGGCACATATCTGTACACACCTGACCAAGTGATTTCGATCGTTCCCTCGGTTGCGAACAACAACATCATCTTTTCGTACACGTATACCGTCGGCGTCTACGTTGAGTCCATCAATTACCTGCGTATCGTAAGCGGTCTTGCAAATCTCGTATTTGCTACTTAACAATGGGTGAGGTCAAGTTGACGAAGGCCGAGTACATTGTCGGCACGCAGACTCTCGATGTGATGGATCTCCTCGAAAAAATCAAAGCTGAAAATTACGGAGCAATTGAACTCCCAATGGCCAAGCTGGACGAAGACCTCCGGAAAGACAACCGTATCACAACGCCCGCGGATGCGGAGGCCTTGCGGTTGACTCCACCTCGGTTGGTTGTAGACTATGTAGACGAAAAGGGCATTCCCCACCACATTGAAAAGACCGGGGCTGCTCAGGCGGCACCGCTTCCTCCCGCAAAGGAGAAATTCGAAGACGGCAAGGATACGGTTGCCATTGGTGGGCGTTCAACGTTCGGCCGACTGATTCAGACTCCTTCGGAGATCTTCAAGGACATGGGAATGTTCGCAGCAAGGGGGTCCTTTCTCTTTGGGTTCGCACTCTTCTGGACGGTGATGGTTATCTGGACACATACGCAGTGGACATACATTGGCATTGAACTCACACCGCTCAAAGGAGCGGCGGGAGACCCGAACAAATACACCACAGAGAACCTTGGCATCTTTTCCAAGTATGTCGTTGGTCTGACTGCACTGGTCATGGGTGCCCTTGCCGCACTCTGCGAATACTCGAAGATCAATGCCACGGTCGCAAAGTATGTTGGAGGTGTGCCGGTGTATGGATGGCTGATGCGTGCGATCATGACAATAACGTCTGGATTCGCACCGATTGCGGGCTTCTTTCTTCAGTTGATGATCTGGTTCACAGTGGTTCGGCCGATTGAAGGATTGAAGAAGAACCCTAGTCCGAACACTCTAACGGACAGTTTTTCGAAACTCGTATAACTAGTATAAGGATGCTGATTCAACTTCCCTGGTTGGTCGCGGGTCTGTTAAGTGGATTCGTGATAGGAACTGTGTTTATTCCGCCAACACGCAAGTCGGCAGAGCTCCCGAAGCCGGGTGACCGCGGAGTGTTTCACACAGAGACAGGGTGTGTTCGCTTCGAGGCCACAGAGGTTCCATGCACTGCGGAACCTGACTCACTGAATCTCCTCGCATCTCAGAAGTAATGAAGGTGCCGATCACCAACGTGCTTCATCGCGGAGCACCCTTTTTTTCCTTCATCATTGGACTGGGGCTGGCCGTGCTGCTGTTTCACCGCAGTTTCGGGGTCGTCAAGACGCTGGCCATACCGATTCACGAGGCCACCAACAAAACCGTCAAGGTGGATGGAAAGTGCTACCGATTCCGCGTGGAAGACGCGGAATGTGAAATCCCGTCTAGTTCATAAACAATGGAAGGGTCTACGTCGTTAGATGCTCTTCTCCCGAGTCCCCAGGGTCCGCAGTCGGCTCCCCCCGTGTATCCCGAGGCAAGTGGACCGGGTCCTAGCACCACTGGGTTCGCTCCGTCGTTCAAGCCGAGCCTCCCGGCCATGACCTTCATGTTTCGCAACCTCCAGCTGTATGTCGCCTTCTTTGTGTCGACGTTTGTATTGTCCCTGGCTACGCCCCGTAACCTGCTGCTTCAGTATATCCCGTCGGCCTATACGTCGAATGGCGTGGTCAGCTATCAGGGTGCCGCGGTGATTGGCGGTGCGTCGGTGGTCCTCGCTCACTTTGTGAATGTCGTGATCACAAGCTTTCTCGGATAGTGTGGGAACAACACAATGCAGTGTCCGCCGGCGTGGGTCTATCCCCGTATTCTGCTCGGGGCTGGACATCAACTAACTCCTCTCTTTACTGCGAAACATAACATTACCCACGTGGTCAATTGTGCATTTGCCGATGATTGTCCAGAGTGGTGGAGAAAGAGACACGCCGGTCACTATGCCCAGCTGAATGCGGTCGATTCGATGGCCGTGCGAATTCTTGATTGGTATCCCGAGTTTGAAACATGGATGCGATTGTTCTTACGGTCGACGAATGGAACGGTCTTTGTTCACTGCAAGGCGGGTATCAATCGGTCGGCGTTTTTGGTCTTGACGTTTGTGTGCAAGAACTTCGGCATTGATTTCCGAACGTTGCTGTCAGCTGTCCGAAAGCAACGACCCATCGTCTGTGACAATTCTGCTTTCATGAGACAAGTACAAGACGAACTATATGGACGTGTTCAGGGTCCGGAAAACACGGGAAGCGGACTCCACGTCGATGGGGACGCTTGATTCGCTTCACCAGGACATTGTATCAGGATTACGCGATGCAAAGACGCACGACGATGCACTCGAAGCCGAGCTGAATACGTTGCGTGGTCGCGTTGAGGCCTTGCGTGCGTCCAACGAGATTGCGGATGTTGTTACGTGTTCCGGGTGGGAATCGCGGATACGAGAGATTGAAGCCGAACTGGCACAGGCGAATCCGATGGAGGACTATTACATGAAAAACATGGACATCCTCATGGAGTACTACAACCGCCCCGACGCAACCGCCCAGCCTGCACAGACACCCAAGGACGCAACCACGTTCATGAAGTTCTTTGCGGTGTCGGGTCCGTCCGAATCAATCGGCGTATCGAAGAAGCAGATGTTTGATGAGTATGTTGCCCGCATGAAACTGTCCAACAATCCGGAGGCCACGCAATTGATGACGGAACACTGCGTGGGATGCAACGTGGCCCGTGAGGAGATCAGCTCCGAAGGCATTCTGGTCTGCCCCAAATGCGGGTCAGAGGAGTATTCGCTGGTGGTGTCGGACTTCCCTTCCTTCCGCGACCCACCGAAGGAGCGGAACAATTACGCGTACAAGAAGATCAACCACCTCAACGAGATTCTGAACCAGTTTCAGGCCAAGGAGTCCACCATGATTCCGGAGGAGGTCATGAATGAGGTGGTCTTGGAGATCCGTAAGCGTCGCATCAACAACATTGCTGATCTGACGGAGAAGGAGATTCGTGAGATTCTGAAGAAGCTGGGGAGATCGAAATATTACGAGCATGCGGCTCATATTTTGAGTCGCCTCAACGGCAATCCGCCACCAACCATCACGCCGGAGATCGAGGAGAAGATTCGGGCCATGTTCCAGGAGATTCAGGCACCGTTTCTGCTGTACTGCCCCAACGACCGGACGAACTTCCTGAGCTACTCGTATATCTTGTATAAATTTATGGAATTGCTTGACATGGACGAATATCTACCCTATTTTCCGCTTTTGAAGTCACGAGACCGGTTGATCGCCCATGATCAGATTTGGTCCAAGATCTGCGATTATTTGCATTGGCAGTTCATCCGATCTGTTTAGCTCACAAATAGCAGCGTCTCTTACTTGTGTTGCTTTTTCAAGAGTATCATGCCATCCATAATGACGCATTTTGCTATTCACTCTGAACTTGACTTCATATATGCCGCGGAGTTTCACCCAGTATATCCCATATTGTTTGCGGTCATGTCTGTACGTATTTAACATGTTTTCGCGTTTTGTTGACCACTGTAGATTCTCTACTCGATTGTCGGTTCTATCCCTATTTATGTGGTCAACTTCTCGTTTCTGTTCGGGATTTGGAATAAATGCACACGCTACAATTCTGTGAACCTTTGTAAGGATCTGAGTTCCATTCTTACATAGATTCACTGCGAGATACCCACCGCCGTCTGCACCCGGTCGCAGAAGCTTGCGGGGACCGCGTATTTGCCCGGTGTTTGACACAGTATAGAGCCCTTCATAACCGACAACGTCTTTCCATTCTTCCATGAAATCAACCACTACTTTGATATAGTATTCGTTTTCATAACGATGTCAGTGGACAAGGCGGCCGCCGTCGCAAGACCAAGAAGTCTAAACGCCGCTCTCGGAAAACTCGTCGTAGCCGTAAGTAATGGCGTGCGTGGTCACGTGGCTTCAAAAGGGCAAAGACGACGAGCAAATCGCAGACTTAGCCAAAATAGCGACAGAACAGCAGAAAGTGTTATCTCTTACACATCCGAACGCAGGGCCAGCGAAAGCTACGCGGAGTAATCTACCGATATTTCCGTTTGATATGATAATCACTCCATGGGAGTCTAAGTTTGGAAACGACCCGGACTGGCATTTCGTCGCACAGGCTCCAGATGGTCGGATATGCGGTTGGTTGACCGCCCAGCTAAAGGGGAGCGAGGATAAACCTCCAAAGTATGTCTATCTCGCAGAAATCAGCACTCGTCGAATCCGGGATGACATATACGGTGGCGTAGGCAAGAAGCTGCATGACGCACTTGTGAAAACTGCGAGCGATAATGGCTACAATTTCATCTATCTGTATCCCGTGAATGCAACGGTTGCGGCAGTATACGAAAAATGGGGATACACTCCTTCTTACCAGAAAGCCGGTATCGCCCACCAGTTCTACGTGCTAAACCGGGGCCCAACTGAGGGCATACTACACTCTCTCATCCTTCCAGACCAGGATGCAGCTCTGATGAATCGGGCACGTGGGATGTTTGGTAAGGCCATCGATCCGTTCCGACGAGCGATATTGGCCACCGGAGAAAATAAGGGAAACCTTGACAATCTACTGGTTGAGTTCGAACAGGAAAATGCAGATGCTGAACTTACCGATCCCGACCCCAGTTCAGAAGAACTCGAACAAATAGCTAGGGACGAAACTGATCGTTTGGAAGTTCAACGCAATCGATTATTGGAACTTCTACAATCCATGTCGAAGCCGAAAGGCGGCTCCAAAACCGCCCGGAACACCCACCGTCTGAAGTTCTTTCGGAAACACCACCTTTCAGTTCGCGGATACTCGCTGGGCGAACTGTCCAAAGTCTCCAAAGTGTCCCGACCAATCCTTCAGCAGGTCTACGATCGTGGTATCGGTGCCTACAAAACCAACCCCACCTCCGTGCGGATGAAGGGCACGTTCCGAAAGGGCGTGAAGGCTCCGTATTCCAAGAAGCTGAGCAAAGAGCAGTGGGCGATGGCACGGGTCTACTCGTTCCTCGATGGAAACCCGAAGCACGACACAGACCTGCGGCGGAAAACTCGTCGCCGTCATAAGTAAATGACAGACGAGTCCGAGTTAACGAAGAAGATATCGAACGACACGATTGAGACGTATTACTACGTGATCTTCTGGGTGGTGGCAGTCTCGGCCGGTCTCGTGGTGCTCTTTGAGCTGTACATCATGACCGTGTCCCCGAAGCGTGGGTTCTACATGTTCCTGCGTTCGGCCCCTGCGTTGACTCTGGGCGTGGTGAATGCACTGTTCCTGTATATCATCTCGGCACGTGCGTTGAAGTAATCTCGGGGATGGGTAATGGGCGACATATACGTAATTCTGCTGGAAAATGACGTGCTCGATGGGATGACCTACCGCTCATTTGATGAAGCGAAACAGGCACTCATAGACACGGCTATGACGAAGGAGTGGAGGCTTGAAAACGGCCGCGACGAGACTCCGGTAGTTGGGTTCAAAAACAAGTTTGGATTCGTCGACGACGACGAGACAGAAGAAGTTGAATTTCCGAAGGAAGGCGGAAACGGTCTTACGGAATTGTATGCGAAGGGAGAAGATATAGGTGTGGAACCCATAAATATACGTAAGCTGACGTTGAATGCCGGTGGTCGGCGGAAGACCGCCAAGACAATCCGCATGAAAAAAGGTGAGTATCTCCGCGAGCACCACCACCTGTTTCGGGTGCTCCAGAACCCCACTCGACGTGCGTTGAACGCCGAGCTTCGAGCTCAGAAACGGGAACTGAAGGAGAGGGGGTTACGGGGTTAGAGCTCGTATCCTTCAATATGTTTCTTCGCATAGCAACCAGACGCCATGTGACTATCACGACCACATCGCTTACACACCGGAGACGCTGTGGCTAGCTCTTGGAAATCAACATCCTCGTTGTCTCCGCAGGGGAAGTTGATCACTATGCCGTTTTCGATATTCAGAAGTTTCATATACATTCCGCACTGTGTGGCGTGGTCGTCCTTGATAGACCGGACTGATTTCAGTTCGACCACGATGTCGCCGCTAACCACGAGGTCAGCCCGCACCTGCCCCACCTCCACCCCTTCAAATATGACTGGGATCACCTGTTCTGACTTGTAGGGGATGTTGTGCTTCTTGAGTAACACCTCCATCGCATTGTGGTAGACACGCTCGCTGAAGCCGGCACCGAGACTCTTGAAAACACGCTTGGCGAATGACTTGATTTGGTCCATCTTAACGGTAAAAATGGTTTTCTGTGTAAACTGGGGATCCGTTTTCTAGTCACTCTCGTATCCCGCCATCATGTTAAGGACATTGTATGCATGCTCGGGCTCTCCGTTCACAAGACCCAAGTAGCGACCCGCCTTGATCCACTTCCAAACACGGTCGGGGTGCCACGCAACTGCAACCAACTCCTCCTTGATCGTCCTGCATGCGCGGATGCAGTTGAACTTATTAACCATTACCATCAGATCGCTTTTGATGCGGTGCGTGCGATCGAGAGTGCGGTCAAACGAGTCATACAGGTCCCGGATATGTCTGGAGCAGATACGTTCAATCTCATCTTTGACTTCCTCCTCAAGCTTCTGGCGGAACTTTTTGTCTGAAAGCTCTCTTCCCTTTTCATAGTAAGGCACGTAACTAATAAGCCCCCACGAGCACCAGGTGTTGGTCGAACCTGTGGTCAGGAAATGGCGTACGTAAATGGGGTTCACGCCGTGCTGTATGAAATTCAAGTACTGGCTCGTCGCCCAGAGCTTACGTAGCGTATCATGCTGCTCTTCGCGCCGACGACGCAGATGTGTAAGAGTATTGATACTCAAATTCTTCGTACACAACTCTGTTCGGGATTTTAGCTCTTGGTTCCGAATCCGTCCTCTCGCGGCGATAAGCAGTTGATTCTTGTCTTCCTTGACGTTGCTGGGCGGCGGGTTGTTCTTGGCGCACTTCTGCTGCCACTTGGCTTGGGCTCGAAGATCGGGTGTTCCGGGCATCTTGATTGAAAAATGGTTAGTGGTTAAACGTGGATCCGTTTTCTACTTGTCCCTGCATGTCTTGCACAGCGCCCACGTCTTGTCCTTGATTTCCTTCCCGCAGTCCCCGCAGGTCTTCATGTGCACCTTCGCCACATCCTCCTTGAGATTCGCGACAAGCTCTTCTGTAATGGACCCCACGAGCATGATCGTCATGGGCTTGTCGCCACCCGAATTGTCTGCATAGGAGAGCCACGTCCTCCCGCGCTGGAACTGCACGTTTCCTTCATCCAGGTTACGGGAGATGAAGTAGCGCCTGTAGTACTCAATGAACTCGCAGATGACCTTGTCTGGAGACACATCCTCGTCGCCGTCGTAGAGGTCGGAGTATTCGAAGATAGCGATTTCGAAGGACATCTTAACGCTAAAAACGGTTTTCTGTGTAAGCTGCGAATCCGTTTTCAACGCGAACTCCGGCATCGGCGTTCGTGTTGCACGGCGTAGAAGAGTTTGAGAGATTGGCGTTTGCAGTAGCGGCAGACCCAGACCGGTGCACGGCCAGCTAGGAAAGTTCGGACGTCCATGGCATCGAAACCCAATTTTCGTGGGTGGTCGGGATCCGTTTTCAGGCACGGGGAAGCTTCCACCTATTGACACAGTTTACACTCTCGTCGGTTAGATAGCGTAGACTGATCTCACGAACCAAATCACGAGGAAACCACTTACCATCGGGCCGAGTTCCCGTCAAGCCCCGTTCATACTGTCGCCTCTCCCGCAGAACGACCCGAGCTTTCAACTCCTTTTTCTCTGCGTCATCAAATCGAGACTCGTTGTAGTATGTGAAGGATTGTCCGCAGGTGGTCGGAGGATCCCAGATACGGAAGAAGAGACCATGTGGCGTCTCGGTGGGAGACCCTACATGGTATACGACCCCGTTGGTCGTCGTCTCCGTTGTGTCGTGGAACCGAAGCATGTCGTAGCCTGCACCATTGACGAAATACTCGGTGAACGTTGCCCGGAATCGCGAGGAAGACGTTGGCCCGAACCGGCTGTTGGAGAATCCATAGTATCGCTTGCCAGGAACGAGTGAGCGGATCTCAACGGGGGGTCCGATAGGGGTCTGCATTTGAAAAGTGTTTTGTTGTGCTGCAGTCCTATTCGTTTTCACCACGAGGTCTCCTTCTCGAGGCGGCGATTCTCAATCTTCTCGTCCTCCGTTGGACCCCAGCCTACGCGGATGGCATAGGTTGCATTGGGTCCGACATGGCGAATCTCCATTATCACGTCGCAGTTGGGGAAATGCTCCTTTGTCCAGAAGAGCATGGTATCGAACGCAACACCCAGCTCCATTGACTTTGAAGACGCCTGTGTCGACTCGCCCGTCTCTGCGACACGTAGAACCTCCTTGTAGAATTCTTCGGCTGCCAGCTGTCCCTTGATCTCCTGTGCACGATGGGCGAGACGTGCCTTCTCGGCGATGGCAGCAGCGTGGGCGTTCTGAAGTTGAGCACGAGTGAGAGGCTCCATTGTAAAAAGGGTTTGGGGTCGGGGTTGGCGCATCCGTTTTCAGCGAATCCACCATCCCTCGGTGTGCTTGACCTCGTAGCACCGATCAGCCGTATGTTCCGTGCGACCACAGCGGGTGCACCAATCCTTAGGCGGCGAAACGTCCACACTCGGAGGCCGGCATCCCTTCTCGTGTTGCTCGCACGCATACCGGTTCGGGTAATCCGACACGCACCACTGACACGCCCAGGATGTGTTTTGTTCCTGCGTGCAGTCCTTGTGTCCGTGCCCGGTTGCGTGACACTTTGTGCACGCATCGGCGGGAGCGTGCATCTCGAAACGAAGAGCCTGCTCGAGCTCGTCGCTTAGCCGCATCTCTCCAAAGTCGTAAGGGCGAACCGCATCAACTCCGTGCTTCTTCATCAGTGCCATCGTTGTTGTTCGCACATCGTTGGCACTGCTAACAGGGCGGGTTTCCACGATGCGAACGGGGTTGTAGATGCGAATCCACGGCGGTCCAAAGCCGCACGCGTAGTAGGCGTAGGTGTGCTCGACATCGCGAGACTTGCCGACGAAGTACTTGCCGCAGGTGAGTTCGAGAACGTAGAGATACTCCATGATAGCCGCACACCGAGCCCTTGTCTGGGCAGCTAGAATCCGTTTTTACTCCCGGTCAAATGTACGCCGGTTAATCTCGAACTCAACCCGGCGGCGGACCTGATCGTAGAGGTCATCGTTGATCTTACCTGTCAGCATCACGGAGATACGCTCGGTAAAGTATGAGATCGTCATCGGGGTGCGGTCAAACTCACCACCTCGTGCATCATTGTATCCCACCATCGTATCCACCACCATGGTTGCAAACACAGTCGGTGCGTTCCTAGCATTGACGGGCACAAACCGCTCAGTGCGATGCTGCAACAGCAGCACGATTCCAAAGTCCATGTCTGTACATAGCACTGAAAGGATTACCGCCGCCCATACAATTTCCGAATGGGAATATGTGACTGCTTGAAGATAATCTCGTCCACAATCTGAAACTTCTCAGTCACCGACACAAAGGCGACTTGGTGATTGAAAATCGTTGTAATCACCGCCGTATTCGGACAGTCGCGACCTATAAATCGCAGGGCATCCTGGTAGGTCTTGATGGTTTTCATCTGGCTCTTCCGCACAGTCTTTGTTCCGATTGTCATCATGGGCATGTCTCCGAGTCCAAAGCAGTTTCCCATTGTCACTTCGCCCAGCTAACTTTAAAGTAGCTTGACCAACACGAGGAGGAGATTTGACAATTAGGAAAGTTGCTTTCCAGAATCTTTCTTGCCTCGTCTCGAGTGAGATTGCTTGGAACCTCCACAACTTCAAACGTCCTCCCGGTGCGAGCGGCAAATTCGACATTCCGATTCACAATCCGAATGAAGTTTTCGTCTGCATCGTAATTTCCGGAAATCGCTCGTAGCTCTTCTGCGGTTGGCATACTGGCTTACATCTATTCATCGAATCCACTTAAATGCCCGATTGTTCGGTGTGTCAGCAGGACATGGACCTGGAGGAATTCCAGGACGTCCGCGAGTCGACGGCCACGTGTGTCAAGCTCGAATGCGGACACGCGTATCATACACGATGTGCCATCAGCTACCTGAAACGAACCAACTTTGACTGCATCTTGTGCAATCGCCACAAGGAGCCGCGGGAACGGTTGGAAGAGGAGGAGATTGCATTGAATACCTTTGATGTGGTCAAGCGGGAACCGGCATTCCGTCAACTGAAAAGGGAGGCCCTGCTGAAATACAAGGCCTACAAGGAAGCGAAGAAGGTCTTCCAGAAAGAGGTGGATGAGTTCCTCGCATCCCGAAACTGGTTCGGACTCAAGGATGCTCGGCTAGACGCTCAACGGGCATGTAACAGGGCACGTGGATACGTATGCCGCACAGCTATTCGGCGTGTTCCGCTTCTTCGGGCCGTCTTACAGGGTCATATGCGACAGAACAACAATTACAGTCTTAACCATCGGTGCGGACTGCCGTTTCCGTGGGCGTTTCAGAGGGGATTTTACTTACGGGGACTTTAAAAAATGTGAAGATCACTTATAAATGACACATGATCGTGTGAAGGCAGAACAGAAACGCTTAGTCACTGCGACTCGGCGGGTAATGAGAGCCAAGAAGATACTGACTAGAGCCAACGACGCTCTGAAGCAGACAAGGAAGCGTATTGTTGACGCGAAACGAGCACAAGCTGCAGCCGCTAAGAAGTAAGTTTAAGAGTGGTTGACGTTCAATCAGTATGGAGCAATTCGCCGCCAATTTCAAGGCACTCGACATTCCTGCTCGCAAGGCCAAACTCGACCAGATCACGATGTTTCTACGCCAACAAAATGCACCCGCAGAGGCGGATGCATTCCAGGCGTTGAGGTGTTGTTATCCGTCGCTCCCGTTATCCGCGAACGAGCGGGTGTTTCAAGAGTATATTGCGTGGGGAGAAATTGCTCAGCACCGGAACCATCCAGTGGTCAGGCACATTCTGTCGCAGGGGTAATTGCCAGGCTCAACGAGCCTAGTAATACTGGGGGAACACCATCCGCAGGCCGTAGTAGACCAGGCCGAACACAACGGCGTGGGTCAGCACCTGCGTCGTCTTGCCCGCACCCGGCGGCAGGGCAAGGAGGACACCCGGGGACAGCAGGATAAACAAAAGAACAGGGATGATGATGTTAAGGTCCATTTTATATACTGCCCACAATAAATTCTTTACGCATACAGTCCGTCGTCGTCCTCCTCGGGGGGAATACGAATCCTCAGTCCACGCTCAGCCGTACGCGGAACGCACGCATGCTGATTGTGAATTTCGCTGATGTTTCCCATCGCTTTCTGCTGATGCCGAACCCATGTGCGTGCAACGGCTGCCGGATTCCGCGTAAAGCACGACCGGCTGACGCCACCCACTTCGACAAAGAGGAGTGACACAAACTCCGTGTCCGTGTTCATGTGTCCGGCCCGGATAAATTCAGGAGTGAAGAGACGTGCGTGTTTTGCCGCACGCAGAGCGTTTGTTCCGGGAAGGAGGATGGGGTTACGAAGTGCATCGTAGACGTAGGCGTGGCACATCTGGCAGTCCATCTTAAAAGTTGTTTTGTTGTAGACTGCGGAATCCGTTTTCGTCTACTTGTGCTCACAGGTGCACCAAAGGAACTCACCCTGTGCCGCCCGCTCGGCCCGACGCTGCTCGATGTCCGCAAGGGACGGCGAAGTTGGAAGGTTCAACTCGGCGCGGCGGTCTGCCATCTGCAGGTCCTTGAACCGGTCACCCGCAGCCGTACACGTGCACTGGAAGGTCTTGCCGGCCAGTTCACGGAGCCCACGAAACGCCTTCTCGGTCATGGCATCCCTCCTAGCCTGCCGAGCTACTGGATTCTCAACCTCTGGGTTGCGTTCCATCTTCCTGTTCTTGGATACCTCGGCCACATAGGCACCCCAGCCGTTCTTGGCGATGTACTCCATCGTCCGCATACACAGCCCGAACGACGCACCCGAGTGGTGGTAGGCACCGGATCCCATCTTCTCTGTGATACGCTGAATCATCGGATCCTCAGAGAACATGAAGCTCTCTCCACTGAACTGACGCAGCCAATCCCACGCCTCCGCAGCGGTAACGGCCTCAGCCATGTTGTTGAACATTGCAGTATCCGACGCATTGTAGCCGAGAGAAGCAAAGTCGTAGGTAGCCATCTTAATGTAAAAAGTTTTTTTGTGTGTGGATCCGTTTTCAGAAACCGTGGCGGTTCTGGAGGTCGAGCTTGCGAAGGTCGTCCTTGTCGTATCCCGCCCACATCTCCTTCTCCGCCTCCGCGAGGTCGGCGCGGCGGTTCTGGAGAAGCCAGATCCAGTCGTCCCTCTGGCCCTTGGTCATGTTTGTGAGCAAGCGCTCCTCAATCTCGGAGATCTGGTCTCGGATGGATTGGAGGGAAGGAGGTGGCACACGAACACTGTATCCGTGATCTTCCAACAGAAGCTGGATGTGCTCTTGCGAGCGTGTGTCCGACTCGGCGATGGCACGGCCGAGTGCGAGGTGGAGGTCGGCAATCTCCTCTGCATGTGCGGGGGCGTGTTCGTTCGGGAACTCGTCACCGTAGCGCTCTACGTAGCACTTGCGGCAATACGTATTGTCTGTCCACAGCTGGGACGTAACGCCACATCCGCGGCACGGCTCCGCGTATTCATCCGCACAGAGGTCGCACAACCGTCCTGAGCCATTGCACGTGCAGTGCGGCTCGGGCACGCCGCACCAGATCTCGTACTCAGCCTCGTCGGCGATACGGCGGGCACACCCGTTGCACGGCTCGTCACCGCCGTCGCACGTGCAGCGCTCGTCACGCTTCTGCTGGCATCTCTCGCAGATGTTCGGCAGAACGACCGTGTACATGTCGCACTCGGGGCACCAGCCGTCGGCGGCGGACGGGGCGTTGCACGGGTGATTGCGGCGCGAGTAGCACTCGTGGCAATAGTTGGACCCGAGAACGGTGGCACCCATGTCCCCGCAGTCGGGGCATCGGCGCCAATCTTGGCGGCAGGTATCGCAGGTAGAACCGAGCTCGGTCGTCATGTTGGAGCAGTCGGGCTGGTGGCAGCAGTAGAGGTGGGAAGAAGGCATGGTGAAAGACGTTGGAGCGGGGGCTCTTACCTATACCGTAAGGTGATAGAATCCGTTTTCAGAAGTCGGTCGTGGGCCAAGATGTGTGAACGGATAAATCGCGTATCACCCCCAGAGATGAAGAGGTTGGTATATTGGTCTATCAGGATACTCAGTGAACGGTGGAGGTTGCGGTTCATTCGCTCGTACACACTGGGTTGACTTAGTCGCATGTGTCGGTCGTGATGGGAACCGTAGGTGGTGTGTCCGCGGAACAGAAGCTCGGTCGAAAGGCGTTGGTAGTTCGCCATGGTTGGACGTGTTCTATTCTTTACGACATTCGTTTTTATTCGCATCCACATACAATGAGCTCCACACCCACAAACCCGTCGCTGACGCAGCCGCAGCAGACAACGAACACCGTAACGCCGAGCTTGATTGGCGGCATCCTGATGATCTTTGCGTCATTCGGAGGTTTCTTTGCGTTTCTTCTTCACGTCGCGGCCGCCAAGCTGTCGTATGACAAGTATGGGTCGATCGGGTGGGCGATTCTGGACTTCTTCTTCGGAGTCTTTTACATCCCGTATTATGCGTTCTTCCTCAATACCCCTTCGTATTCGCAGCCCGCGATGGGGGGACGCCGCCGCCGGTAAAGCGATTGTACACAAAGAGTAGCTTCTCCTTGAGATCGTCGGCAAACAAGAACACTGCGTAGGTAAACACCATGCGTCCACCATAGAGTTCAATGAATTGTTCAAGGCGAGTGGGCACGGGAAGCACCGGAACAAGAAAGTGAACAAAGTACGTTATCCAAAACGACAGCACGACCAAGAGAGACAACTCAAGCGATACATCCACAAGCTGATATCCAAGTGTCCCGTTTGTCCACGTTTCATTGAAGCGGCTGAACATCACCCGCGTCAAGGATGCCACTACCCCAGCCAATACGACATAGATAACGCCGATAAAGCTAAGATTCAGCGTCAAATACACGATGTGACCGTTCACGGGCGGAAGGCGGTTCTCTCCCGTGTTCTTCATTACATTTTCACGCAGCAAAAGAGTATAGTCAATGATCCCTCTTCGCACTTGGGGTAAGCACCTCATGATTGACGCGGCGGGTGCCGCAGCTCACACGATTCGCAACCCTTCGACCATTCACGACTTCAACAAGGCCCTGGTCAAGCGTATCGACATGGTTGCCTACGGAACACCCCAGATTGTGCGGTTCGGTTCGGGTAACAAGGCGGGGTATACGCTCGTTCAGCTGATTGAGACGTCGAATATCTGTGCACACTTTGTGGAAGAGAACAACTCCATGTATCTGGACGTGTTCTCCTGCAAGGACTTTGATTCTGTCACGGTCAAGGAGACCGTGGAGGAGTATTTTCAGGTTAAGCGGCTCAAGATGAAGGTGCTTACCCGCCAGGCACCGGTTGATATTCGGCCGAGTTGTCTGTGTTTGGCGTAGACTTACGGCCCCAGAAACTCGGGACAGCGGCCATCGCGTGCACGTGTGCCGTTCGAGCATGCCGACAGGACAGGTGCATCCGGAACGCTAAACTTCGGGACTCCGGGCCACACGTCTTTGCCATCCGTGAACTGTTCTGTCCTCTGAACAGATACGTATCCAGACGCGACGAGAACCAGCAGACCAATGAGTATCCACTTTAACGGGAGCTTGCCCATTTGTCTTTACATGAAGTTCTTTTTCACCCACTGGCGATCAGCCTTCATCTTCCGAGAACTTTTGGGTGCAGTTCGCTTCGTTAACACGGAGACTGCATTCAGCTTGCGGAACGTGGACAGTGGACCGACCTTCTTGACAACCTTGCGTAGAATCTTGTGACGCGTGGACGGTTTCATGGTTGTCTTGTAGCCCATGAGAGTTCCCTTCTTCAGCGGGCCAATGAGATTGCGACGGGTCTTCATTTGGTTTCACTGCACAAAAACTTACGATGTAGGCCCAGGGGGCGGAGGCGGTGCGGGCTGCGAAGGAATCTTGGGTGCAGGGGCCACCGGTTTGGGTCTGAATACATTCATGAATCCGAACATTTGTTATTCGCCGGGATTTTCGCTGTGTTTCGCACACGCCCTGCATCCCGGCTTAGGCAAGAACGATTGCTGTGTAGTGCTTGTCACGTACAAAAAGAGGACAACCAACGCAATAAGAAGGAGCCACTCCCACATTTACTTGTTGGCACACGCATTTTCCTGCGTGATAATACCGTTGAACATGACGCGGCGAAATAGCTGGTCATCGATTCGAACAACTGCGCACTTACGGCGGGGCCCAGAGCGAACAACACGCTCGGACACCTCGGGGTTCGCTCGCATATACGCCTCGGCACACTCCCAGTTGTACTCGGGAACCTCTGGAGTATCCTGGAAGAACACGCAGGAACGCTCAGCTCCGTGATAACATTCGAAACAGAAGATAGGAGAACATCCCTGGCACACGGCGATTCCCTGTTTGGCGTGGCTCGTTAATGTGTCGTTGTAGCAAGAAGGGCATACGGTCTCCATGATGTCGCTGTTGGTTTTCGGCTCCGGCGTTTAAATTCGTTTCGAATAACAAGAGATGCCTACATTACGCCAAAAGGTCGATACCTTCTGCAAGGAGTCTGGGTCCAAAGTCAGCGACTCCGATAAGCTTCGTAACCAGCTTGGGATGATGAAGCAGAAGATGAAGAAGATGCAGGATACGCATAAGCACGAACTGCATCTCGCGAAGGCGGCGGCCAAGACCCAGAAGGCGAAGTCGCCGAAGGTGCCGAAGGCCCCGAAGACCCGGAGGGCCCCGAAGATCAAGCAGGAGGTTGCCATGAATCCGCTTCCCGCACAGGCCGAGCCGATGATGCCCGCTCCCGCCCCGACGTTGGCCCCGGCGGCTCCGGCTCCGGCTCAGCCCAAGGGTGGGCGGTCGCGCCGTCGTCGCATGCGTTGATAAGGTCTACAAGAAACTCCCGCGAAGACATTAAATGTCTACTGCCGACGCACCTGCCCCCGTTGCGGTTGAACCCCCGGCCGCTCCCGTTGCCCCGGCTGCCGGCCTGTTCGATTCGATTGACTGGAAGAACCCGGTCCCTGCGGTTATCAAGCTGGCCACGCACCTTCATTCGCTGGAGATGCTGTCGCCGGCCGAGCGTCTGACCATGCTTCAGGGCAGCTTACTGTATGTTATCAACACGTCGGCAATGGGCGACGGAGAGAAGGAGGCGGCCCGCGTGTTCGTGTCCACGATGGTCCCGCATGTTGTCGAGACGGCGGTGTCGGGCCTCGAGGCTGCTGCCAAGGTCGCCGTCGCCGAGAAGAAGGCCCACGACCTCATGGATGCGGTTATGTCCAAGCAGCCGAGGATCATTGTCAAGAACGTCGAGGCCATTCTCGCCGATGCGGCCAAGACCAAGTGGTGGTGCTGGTAAACAGTCTTAACTCAGTGGGCGGAGAGTCCTTAATGGGTATCCCGTATTACGTTGCATCTTTACTTCGTAAGCATAAGCACATTCAAAAACCGTACGAAACATTCGAAGCCGATGTGCTCTGCATGGACTTCAACTGTTTTCTACACAAGGCCATCAAGGATGAGGATCCGATTGGTAGCGTGATTGCCGAGCTGAGGACATACTTGGAGCGGATGCGTGTCAAGAAGGTGTACATCGCGATGGACGGCCTGGTTCCGTATGCGAAAATTGTCCAGCAACGCTATCGTCGGTTTCGTGCACCTGAGAAGGCGTCGGTGTTTGACCGCCACCAAATCTCGCCTGAGACGCCGTATATGCGAAGCCTGACGAAGGAGCTGAAACTGGCTTTCCCGCAGGCGGTTATTTCAGGAACAGACGAGCATGGCGAGGGGGAACATAAGATATTTCAATGGCTACGAACAATTGACCCAGCGGAACGAGCCAATGTCGCAATATATGGCCTTGACGCTGATCTGGTGCTCATCTCGCTGGCACAACGCAGTGTCGGCAACCTATTCCTACTTCGAGACGATGATGCCTTTTCGATTTCCGCCTTGGCGGCTGTTCTGCCTCTCCCCGTAGACGAGTATGTTCGCATGTGTATTCGATACTTTGGCAATGACTTTATGCCGGCAGTCGCCATGTTTTCGTTGCGTGAGGATGGACATGGTCGTGCACTCCACATGAGAGAACCGGTCAAGATGGAGACCAAGGTGTTGATCGAGCGTCGCAAGCCCCACGATGCCCATATCGTGGCGGCGGATGGCAACGGTCTCGAAGCACGTGTTGGGCTTCTACTGGACGGTGTCATTGACTGGGAACCCGTGTGTTATGCATACTGGAAGACCTACGCATGGACTCTCGAATACTTTACCACGTCGAGTGTTCCCGACTGGTGTTGGGTGTATCCGTATGCCGAAGCTCCGTTGTTGCAGACGTTGGCTGATTTTGATCAGCCTACGTCCTTCACATGGGACCATCCGACGCCACCGTTTCATACGAGTGCTCAGTTACAGTGCATTTTGCCGGCCGCCTCTCTCCGGACAGCACGTAAGCGAGTAAAGTTTCACGATGAGGTCTATGATGAGGCACGCGACACGCGTCATCCGTGGATGCGAAGGTATGCATGGGAAACGGACCCGTATATATCGGTTCCGTGGGATCCGGCACGCCCACTTACCTCCGTATGCGAAATCCGTTTGCCGTCATGACCAGGCGTCCACCTGAACGTGCAACCAGAGGCTGTGTGGGTTCAGACTCCTGATTGTAGACCACAGTGTCCTCCGGAATCATAACTTCGAACTCGTTGCTCCGGGGGCGCATGTACTCGTTCTCAATCTTTTGAAGCTCCAGGATTCGCTTCAGGGCAGCCATTCCGCTCGCGTCGCGAAGCATCCTCCAGTGCCGATTGATGTGGTTAATGTACGCAGATCGGAACGCACTGGTTTTATTGAACTTGACGTTGTTTCGAAGAACATCAAAACACGCCTGCACAGATGCATACACGGGCTTGTTCAACCGGCGGTTCACCGAATTGTGTGCACGAAATGTGAAGAGCATGAACTCTCGGCGAGAATAGAGAAAGTTGGGATACCGTGCGCGGTATTCCGATAACAGCTCGGTGAAATGTTCGCGGCACGACGGACATGTGATGGTATCCCGAAAAAGCTCAACCCATCGAAGAAGAAGCTGACGCTCGGCTTCGGTGGGTGAATCTGGGTATAAAGATGCAACCGAGTGGAGCGTCATCCACCCCAAGGGACCCCATATAGATGTCATTAGTCTATTTCAGCGAAACCATTCCTGCCTCGGCACCGCTTTCCATAATTAGCTTAACAAGTGCAGGGGGTGCTTTCGACCCAACCTCCATCTTTGCAGCCTTCAGACGTTCACGCATGACCTTCTCCGGCATGTTGCGAAGGGTCTTTTGGATGTTCTTGCGTTTCTGCTTCTCGCCTTCACTGGTGAGAATCCGAATCCCCTTCCTGAAAGGGGGACTGCTGGTCGGATCCCGGACCCCCTCGATCTTGCGGGCGGTCTTCCTCAGCACTCCCCGTGGAAACGTCTTGGCAGTTTTTTTGCGTTCGGCCCCGCCAACCTTGTTGATGGTGATTGGCTTGTCGCTCATCCCCTTTACTCAAAACGGATAAACCTTATTTACAGCGTAACCGGGGCATTCATATACCATGGCTGAGTGGGATGCTGTTAAGGCATACTTCGAGAAGGGTGTTCATCGTCTTGTGGATCATCAGGTCGATTCGTTCGAAGACTTCATTCGCAACAAGCTTCCCCTGATTGTGCAGTCTACCCCACCCATCACGGTCTGGCACGAGCAAGACGAGGCCACGAAGAAATACAAGTATGAGTTTCGGCTTTCCTTCGAAAACGTCACGTATCTCAAGCCGCGGCTTCAGGAGGCCACGGGTCGCGTAAAGCCAATGCTTCCGATGGAGGCGCGTGTTCGTAACTTCACCTACGCAGCCCAGATGCATGCAGACATTCGCTTCGTGGCCCGCACCTACAAGGGTCCGCTGCTGGATACGTTCGATGAGGAGTTCCGGGTCTTTGAGGGCATTTCGATGGGCAAGCTGCCGGTCATGTTGGGGTCGTCGCTGTGCCTTCTCAAGGAGTATCCTACGCAAGTCTCGGATATGGGCGAGTGCTCGCACGATCCGATGGGCTACTTTGTGGTCCACGGCTCGGAACGCACCATTCTCTGCCAGGAGAAAGTGGCGGACAATCGCATCATGATCTTCCAGAACAAGAAGACGTCGTCCAAGTATCTGTATTCGGTCGAGATGAAGAGCCTACAGGAGTCCTTCACGACTCCGCCCAAGAAGCTGGAGATTCGCCTGTCGTCCAAGTTCAACGGATACGGATTCCCGATGGTGGCCTGTGTGCCCAGGTTCCGCGAAGACATTCCGGTCATGGTGTACTTCCGTGCACTTGGAATCCAGGATGATCGCACAGTGGCTCGCATCATCTGGGGAGACGAGGCGGATTCCCATGTCGAGCTGCTGGGTGCGTCCTTCCGTGATTGTGCCGAGCTGGCCGTCTATTCGCAGGAGGACGCTGTGAGGTATCTCACCAATCACTTGCAGTATGGCACGAATCAGGAGGATAAGTGTGCGTATGTCCGCTATCTGCTCACGACCGAGCTGCTGCCTCACGTGCGGTTTGCCGGGGAGTCACCGGTTCCGACTCCGGAGGTCCTGAACGCTCGTCGCACCATGCTGATGGCGTCCATGATTCGCCGCTTGCTGCTGACATACTGCAAGCACATTCCTCTCGACGACCGCGATGCGTATCCGAACAAGCGGGTGGTCACCACGGGTGCCTTGCTGACTCACCTGTTCCGCCAGCTGTTCCAGAAGGTGTGCAATGACACGCGTAACGAGTTTGTTCAGGAGGTCAATAACGACGCGTGGAAGAAGGCGGGTCAGCCGCTCGAGATTCTCAACATCAACAACCTCTACAAGATTCTGAAGGTGTCGGCCATTGAGGGCAAGATGAAGCAGGCATTGGCCACGGGCAACTTCACGGTCCAGGGCATGGGGACGACGAACTCAACCTCCCTGTCAAATGCCACCAAGGTGGGTGTTTCGCAAGTGCTGGCTCGGATGTCCTACGCCGCAACCCTGAGCCACCTTCGTCGTATTCAGACGCCGGTGGAGAAGTCAGGCAAGCTCCTGGCTCCCCGCAAGCTCCACGGCACCTCGTGGGGCTTTATGTGTCCAGTCGAGACACCCGAGGGTCATTCGGTGGGTATCGTGAAGACCATGTCGCTACTGACCTCGGTCTCGCAGCACGTGCCGTCGTCTACGATCCTTCACTTCCTCTCGGAGCTTCCGGACGGGGGCATCACGTGGATTACCACACCTCGCGTCTACGAGGGGACATCCATCACAGTGAACGGTGTTCTGTTGGCCTATGCTGCGAATCCTCTCACAGTTGTAACTGCTCTTCGCACAGCCAAGTGCAGTTCTCGCCTTCACCCGCACACATCGGTGGCCTGGTATACGCTGATGAACGCCATTCTCATTGAGACGGACGGTGGGCGTGTGGTTCGTCCGGTGTTCCGCGTAGGTGCACCCCATCCGGTGGGCGAGGACCGGAAGGATTGGATGAACTGGGTGCGAATGTGCATCGAGTACATTGATGCGTCCGAGACCGAAACGCTGCGAATCGCCTTGACTAAGGAGGAGGTGACGTCGCATTCTCACCACGAGATTCACCCCTCGATGTTGGTGGGTCACATGGCTGGCACGATTCCGCTGTCGGACCACAATCAGTCGCCTCGAAACACCTATCAGTCGGCCATGGGTAAGCAGTCCATGTGCATCTACGCCACCAACTTTGCCAAGCGGCTGGACAAGAATGCCTACGTTCTGTGCTCGATTTCACGCCCCATCGTGGAGACACGGTCGATGAACATTCTGAAGATGCAGGAAATGCCGTTTGGTATGAATGCGATTGTGGCCATTGCCTGCTACGGTGGCTACAACCAGGAGGACTCAATCATCATGAACCGGACGGCCGTAAACCGCGGGCTGTTCCGCGGCCTGTACTACACGATGTACAAGGACGAGGAGCACCGGAACGTAACGTCGGGCCGCGAGGAGAAGTTTATGCGGCCTCAGAAGCACAATACTCGCAAGTTCAAGAACACCAGCTACGCGGCGATCAATGAGAATGGGATTCCGGTCCTGCACGCCAACATCAACGAGAACGACGTGGTCATTGGCAAGGTGGTGAACCTGCGGCACGACACGGCGGGATACGCCTTCCGCGATGCATCGACCACCCACAAGAACGCCGAGGCTGGCCGTATCGACGGTGTGTGGCAGGACAAGAACTCGGATGGCTACCCCTTCGTCAAGGTTCGCGTAGTGTCTGAGCGTATTCCGCAGATTGGAGACAAGTTCAGTTCTCGTCACGGACAGAAGGGAACGGTGGGTATGCTGCTGGACGAGCAGGATATGCCCTTCACGGGTGCGGGTCTGCGGCCCGACTTGATTATGAATCCACACGCGGTGCCGAGTCGTATGACCATTGCACAGCTGATGGAATGTATCTTCGGAAAGGTGTGTGTTCGCAAGGGAACGCTGGGTGATGGAACGCCGTATTCGCACCTGAGGGTGGAGGAGCTGCGGGCTCAGATGCTGGAGCTCGGCATGCATCCCTACGGCAATGAGATTCTGTACAACGGCCAGACAGGCGAGATGATGCAGGCGGAGATCTTCATGGGTCCCACCTTCTACCAGCGGTTGAAGCACATGGTCATTGACAAGCGGCACTCCCGTGCCCGTGGGCCCATTGTGTCACTGACTCGCCAGCCGTGCGAGGGACGGTCTCGCGATGGTGGTCTGCGTGTGGGTGAGATGGAGCGTGATTGCATGATCTCCCACGGTGCGGCAGCCTTCACGAAGGAGCGTCTGATGGACGTGTCAGACCCCTTCTCGACCGGTATCTGCAAGACCTGCGGAACGCTGGCGGTGGTGAATCCGCAGGAGGGGCTGTATTCCTGCGGGTCCTGCGGCAACAAGACCGACTTTGTTCAGAAGACCATCCCGTATGCGATGAAGTTGTGGATGCAGGAGCTGGAGGCCATGCACATCGTTCCTCGCATGGTCATGGAGTAGCTAGTGTTTGTATGTCCGCCTCCGCGATCGCCTCCTCTTGATACGCCGGGTCCGACGCCGACGACCACCCTTTCTAACCGGACTAGCCGCCGCTTCGAGCTGTTCGGGGGTCAGGAACTCACCCGGTGCCTTCTCGGTTGTCAGAACGTTTGTAATCATGTTAAGTGCGTACGAAACACATGGGTATTCGGCCGATTTAATGGCGACATCCGGATCAAGACGCACTCCCACCTTCGTCCGACCAATCAGTAAGCCCGCCTTGGCCGCCTCGGGAAGCAGTGGACGAAACATCGTATCTACTATGGTTTCTCTCCAGTTGGGTGTCTCGGCTAGCTTGGCTGGGATAAACATCGTATCTGTATCGAATACCTCTAAGAATGTAAACCTTGTTCGGTCGAACACATACGCTATCATATGGGAATTGGGTGTTTGACCACTATCTGCCAACGTCAATCGTATCGTTCCAACGATCGTGTAACCTTTTTCTAGTGCATCTTTCATGATAGAAATTTCGCTAGCCGTTAACATGAATCTCATTTGAACCCCCCCGGCGGGTACCCACGGCATGTCGGGAAGAATATCGTCAGGTCTGGGTAGCGGCGACCATTGAACACCGAGGTCGGCCTGACGAGCAAAGTCTCCCATGCCCACGTGCATGAAATAGATGAGCTTTCTCTCGAAGATTCCACCCGCTGCTGGCGGGAAATCGCGAGACAGAGAACCGTCGATATCAAATCTCCGGCTCAAGTCCTGTCTGGGGTTCACAACACGCTCGACCGGTTCGCCGGCCTGCCTTGCACGGTAATCGTCATCGCGTTGTTCACATAAGTCCGCACCCGCTAGACGGTCTGGGTTCGTACGAAACGGAAAGTTTACTCCTTGCTCTTTTCGATAGGCTGTCACAAATGGGTTCATTCGCAGGCCTGTCGCACGACGCAAATACTCCGGCCACCCCTCGACTTTCGTGATCTCGTTAATTTGCCCCAACAACATGCCATATCTTTCCTCCTTTTGTTCCGGAGTCATTTCGACGATAGGATCCTTACGTCTAATGGGCCCCCCTGACATTGTTTTTCGCGTATATTTTGTTTGCTCGTCGTCATCGGTGAAGTGCATCCCAGCTCACCGGAAACGCAGTCCTCGAACATGACTATACTTCGGACTCTTCCTGAAGGTCATACAGTCCCGGACGGCGGGTGCATCCTCCACACAATGCCACTATCGCGCAGACAGCCGAACCAAGGACGACGACCCCTGCGACGACAGCCGCTGTGAGCTGGTCCTGGTCCATTACTTCTTTTTTCGGTGTATGCGTATAAATGGCCTTTGTGAAGAAGAACCCGCTTTTTGCAGCGAAATTGCCTGCGGCGAACCAGCCTGAGATGAAAGTGCACGACCTTGCTGTCGGTGAGAATTATAGATATCCCAAAGGTAAACTTATGCGTTATGAGGGTACGAATCGTGCAGAATCACCCACTGAAGATGAGACATATCGGTTTGGCTATTCCAGAAATAATGGACTCGGACTCGGAGTCGAACGTATAAGTATCCCATGGAATAAAATAAGCAGTCTCGAGCATGTGCCGCGAACAAAAGCCGCCGGTCGTCGGCGGACTCGCCACATGAAGTTCAAGAAGTCGCATACACGCCGCCGTCGGTATCGTAAGTAAACATGTCTCTCGAAGTCGTGATTGGACCGATGTTTGCGGGAAAGACGTCCTACGCGTTAAGCCTTGTTCGCAAGTATGCGGCACAAGGATTGCGAGTGTTGGTGGTCAAGCCGGCAATCGACACTCGATTCGCTAACATGAACGAGCTGACGACGCACGATGGGGATTCGATTCCGTGTGTGACCGTGGATTCGCTGAATGGGTTAACCGCCGACTTTTTGGCACCGTTCTCCGTTGTGATTCTGGATGAGGCACAGTTCTTTCAAGGACTGATTCCATTCGCAGAGTTTGCGGTGGATACGCTTCGCAAGACCGTGTACTACATTGGACTCAGTGGAGACTCCGACCGTCGCCCGTTCGGTGAGCTGTTGGGTGCACTCGCACTTGCGGATAAGATCACCCACCTGTCCAGCTTGTGTATCTGCGGTCGCCCGGCGCCCTTTACGCGTAGGTTGCAGACGGGCTACGGACAGATTGCCATTGGAGGGGCGGATTTGTATGTTCCACAGTGCAGGACGTGCCATGTTTACAGGTAGAAGTCTTCGGCTCGGACAACTTGAAAGAGGTCCGGCTTTCCCTGGTTCAGTGCGGCAATCGACTGCTCGTCCGGCGACTCGACGGCAATTGGATACACGAATGCATCGCGACGCACGCCCAGAATGGGATCGAACATGACCCAGTCGGTCACAAAGTGAGAGGCATACGGAATCGAGACGTCATCCACTGAAAAGATCGCACAGAACTTCGCAGCCCACTCGCGTGTAATCATGTAACACTGGGCTCCCCATGGATTCGAAACGCCCACATTACGAAGAATGACTTCGCTACCCACGTGTTCCCACTGGCCACTCGGAATGTTGATGTACCCCATGGACAGGATGTCGGTGTTCCCTGACATCATGTGGGGTGTGACAGCCTCCACCAACCGGTTGAAGTCCTTGTGAAACCTCACATCGTCTTCAATGATGATTCCCAGTGGCTCTCCCGAATCCACCAACGCCTGCATACAGCGAATGTGTCCGAGGGTGGCCGCACAGCCGGTGGGATAGGAGGTGCCTCGCTCGAAACAGGTGGCTCCGCGACGCACCACCTCCGGGTCGTCCTTCAGGGGGGACTGAACCAAGACAATGTCGAGGTTCAAGGGTGCTGCGGCAGCTTTGAGACGTTCGCCGCGACCGGGGTCACAGTTGACCGCATAGACACGCATTTGTAAGAGGGGTCGCCACCCCTCTAAACAGTTTTTTTCGGCTGTGCTTTTTTCTTGCTGAGTATCATACAAGCAATATGGGTGGTGGTCTTCTTCAGCTCGTCAGCTACGGTGCGCAGGACATCTACATCTCCGGCAACCCCCAGATCACGTTCTGGAAGGTGCTGTTCAAGCGTCACACGAACTTCGCGATGGAGTCCATTGAGGTGACGTTCAACGGCCAGGCCGACTTCAACAAGCGTGTGACGGCGATCATCAACCGTAACGCGGACCTGATGTACCGCACGTACATCCAGCTGGTTCTGCCGGCGGTGCAGCTGGATGCCGGTAACAACAACACGATCACCCGCTTCCGCTGGCTGAACTACATCGGCCACCGCGTTGTGAAGACGGTGGAGCTCGAGATTGGCGGCCAGCGTATCGACCGCCAGTACGGTGACTGGATGCAGATCTGGACGCAGCTGACGCAGGACACTGGCACGGTCAAGGCGCTCGATGAGATGATCGGCAACACCCACGACCTGGTGCTGATGAAGGACCGCAAGGGCTATGCGCTGGATGTGTCCTGCGCGGGTGCCGAGCTCACGAACTCGTGCGCCCCCCGTGCCGGCACCCCGGCCCGCACGCTGTACATCCCGCTCCAGTTCTGGTTCTGCCGCAACCCCGGCCTGGCCATCCCGCTGATTGCGCTCCAGTACCACGAGGTGCGCATCAACGTGGAGTTCGAGCAGTGGATCAACTGCTGCTACTACGAGGCCACCGGCGCGGTTCTCTCGTCGATCCAGTCCCTGACGGCCGCCTCGCTGTACATCGACTACATCTACCTGGACACGGAGGAGCGTCGCCGCTTCGCCCAGCAGACGCACGAGTACCTCATCGAGCAGCTGCAGTTCACGGGTGCCGAGTCGATCACGTCGAGCTCGAACAAGATCC